CAAACCATTGCAGACCCAACCAACATGCCGCAACTTTTCTGAAAATTTCAAACATTGAGCATTATCTGGCTTGGGAAGCACCAAGCCGAGCCTCACCAAGCAACCAGCCTGACGAATGGGACTTGATTGAACAACAACTTCAAGGAGACAACCAATGCAGTCAGTCGAGCTACTACGCAAACTGAGCGCAATCTACAAAACCAAGCCAAGCCCAGAACTCGCTCAAGCTTGGCAGATTGGACTTGATGACCTGAGTGAAAAGCAAATCGAAGAAGGCTTCAACCGCATGGTCAAAGAGTTCAAAAGTGACTTCTTACCAACCGTTGCCGTTTTTCGCAGTTACGCACAACGCAACACCAGCAACCGAACCCAAGCTTGTAAGACACCTGACGAGTGGCTTATCAAGGAAGCAGAACTCAAAGCGACAGGCAAACGCCTAGATCCCTGCGGAGGCCAGAAGTTCTTTCAGGCGATTGGTCGCGCACCTTTTGGCTTCTGGCTGGATTCAGACTCAATCGTTCGCTGGACAACCAAAGACGAGACACCTGTGAAGACTGAGAAGCCGAGCAAAACCGATTCACCAAGCCAATACTTTGCGAAGCTAGTGCGGACGGTTGCTGCTTGATCACGTTTCACGTTTCACCTGTTCCGAAACCTCGTCAAAGTCGCTCTGATAAGTGGCGAGTCAGGCCGGAGGTTTTGCGCTATCGGGTTTTCTGCGACACCTTACGGCTTCAAGCTCACACACAAAAGTTTCACCTTCCAGACAGCTTTGCTGTTGAATTCATTTTGCCCATGCCGAAAAGCTGGAGCCTCAAGAAAAAGAAAGCAATGAACGGCAAACCTCATAGACAAACCGCGGACATTGACAATCTCTTGAAGGCACTGATTGACGCCTTACTCAGCGAAGACAAGCAAGTCTGGGACGTTCACGCTTCAAAGCGATGGGGAGAAACCGGACTGATTCGGATTTATTCACCAAACGACGATTTTGATTGGGCTGATTAAATGATTCTCTCTCACCAAACTTTGAATGGACTCAAAGAGTTGGGGCATTTGCCACGATTTGCCCAGGTTGGGCCATGTAGTGTGGATTTGCACTTGGGCAACACCTTCGCCCAGTTAGGCATAAAACAAAAATTTCTCTTTCTGGATTCAGAATCTGTTTACCAGCACGTTCAGACCGAAGATTTTTTGCTGGAGCCTTCCAAGTTTGTTTTAGCCACAACTCAGGAAAAGATTTCAGTTCCAAATCACTTAGCGGCTTTTGTGGCTGGCAGAAGTTCAGTCGGAAGGTTGGGTTTACAGATTCAAAATGCTGGCTTTGTCGATTCAGGCTTTCAAGGCCAGATTACGCTCGAACTGTACAACCAGAGCGAAAAGCCAATCCTGTTGAAAGCAGGCGTGAGGATTTGCCAAATTGTTTTTTTTCAGTTGGATGAACCAACCGCTCAACCGTACCAAGGAAAGTATCAAGGACAGGAAGGCGCAACAGGAAGCCGATTGTACAGGGATTTTGAGGCGTGACGATTGGCAATCTTTGTCTTTCTAAACTACTGAGGGAAAGACACAGCGAGTGCTGGCAATCCACGCGAAGCAGGTTTGCTCAATCAAAAGCAATAAAGGCGATTAACGGACGCTCGCCTGACGCTGCGCCTCAATGAATGAAAAGATTTTCGACGAAGTGGAACGGTTACGTTTTTACGATCCAGACTTGTACGTCTGGTTTGAAGAGCGAGCCGCAATCATGGAATTCGATGGTGGACTAACCAGAGAGGAAGCCGAACGTGAAGCTTTACACCTTGCTCGAAAGAAGAAAGCCTCTGAGCGAACGCTTAGAAGAGAGGCTTGAGAAGCTAAAACAAAAACCGTCCATGCGTTTTTGCGAATCTTGCCAAACGCATAAACCCAACACCAAGGTTTTCTTCAATGATTTCAAAGCTTGTAAACTTTGCCAAAGGATAAGCCATGCCGCTAAAAGGAGACACGGGCTTAAAGATTCCGCGCCAGTATCTGCGCTCAGTCGCTAAGAAAATGCCGGATGCTGTAGGCAAGGCAGTCAGAGATACACTCTTCGATGTACGTTTTGCCTTGTACGAAGAAATGCAAGACGTCTTTGATCGTCCAACACCTTTCATCGTGCCGAAGAACAAAAAGAAGCCAGGACGCAGAGGCTCACTCTTTGTCGAGTATGACATCAAAAAGCAATCGGGCAGAGTCTACGCGAAAGACCTCAAAGGCGTGGTTGGTAGCACCTTAACAGGTGAGGAAATTTTACTGCCACACATCACAGGTGAAGACCGAGCATTTAAACGCTTTGAGAAGTCTTTGTACCGTGAAGGCTTAATGCCAAAAGGTTATTACGGAATTCCAGCAGAAGGCATTCCGCTTGACCAGTATGGGAATCTGAAGAGAGGCATGATTACGCAAATGCTGAGTTATCTGAAAGCAAATGCGGACGCAGCACAGAATACAACCGAGGAATCCGGCAGAAAGAAGAAGTGGCGTTATTTCGTTGTGCGAGATAGAGCCAAGAATATGTATGGGATCAAGAGGCGTACCGGATACAAGGAAGCGACTCGCGACGAGTGGGTAATCATCTACGTTCGAAAGTCAAAATATGAAGCTGGACGTCTCGACTTTGATTTTGTTGGCGAACTCGCGATTAAACGCCACTGGCCTAGAAATTTTGCCTACTGGCGCAAACAGATTATGGATCAAAGACAGAGGAAGGTGGCGGCCTGATGGACATTGTTTGTATTCTTTTCAACGGCAAAGAAAAGCACCTGCCGAGCTATAGCGCAAACGCTGGCTACTCTTCCGAATGGGTGGACAAGTTGGCGCGAGCGATCAAGCGCAATACCACAAAAAGCCACAAGTTGATTTGCCTGACGGACAGAGAATACACCTTCAACGAAACCGTCACGCAAGTTTCGCTCGACTGTCAGGACTTGGGTTGGGCTTGTGTCATGGAAGCCTTCAGGCCAGGACTAGGCAAAGGCCGGAGGTTTATCATTGGGTTGGATACGCTCATCACCGCAAACATTGACGAGCTTCTGAACTGGCGAGGTGAATGTGGGCTACTGACAGACCCATTCGAGCCTCACACCATCTGTAACGGTATCGGCTTATTCTCAGCCGCTGAAGTCAAACGAATCTGGAATCTTTGGCAACACCGAGCAGAAAGTGGAATCAATTATCAATATAAGAACCTACCAAGTGAAATGGCTTTTCTTCGTGCGGTTTGCTTGAACGCCACAAGGCTCGACCAAGCCTTTGAGCATCAGATTCAATCTTACAAAGTTCACTGGACACACCAGCCGGAGCATAGAAGCAAGGCGCGAATCGTTTACTTTCACGGCAATCCAAAACCACCAAACATCGAACCTGAATTGATGGCGCACTGGCTATGAACATTCATTCAACTGTTCACGTTGAAGGTGACGTTACCTTTGGCAAAGACGTCCAGATTGGGCCGAATGTCTGTCTCTATGGGCCACTCGACATAGGCGCAAACTGCGAAATCTATCCTGGCGCAGTCATTGGTTCTGACCCACAACACCGCAGCAGACGCAAGCTGATGGGCGTCAAGATCGGCAAAGGCTCAGTGATTCGTGAATACGTCACGGTTCACGCTGGAATACAACGCCAAACCGTAGTCGGAGAGTTCGCTTACTTGATGGCAGGCAGTCACGTTGCTCATGATTGTTTCTTAGAAGAGAACGTCACGCTCGCCAACTCTGCTTTGCTGGCTGGACATTGCCACGTCATGCGGAACGCCAATTTAGGGTTAAACGTCAGCGTTCACCAATACAGCGTCATTGGCTCATACACAATGCTTGGCATGGGTACGGTAGTCCATAGCCGCTCAAGGATTGAGCCTGGGGTTGTCTACATTGGCAATCCAAGCAAACCGCTCAGAATGAATCACCTTTCGATGAACCGCAGCCATGTCGAGCTTCACGAACTCGAAGACGAGCGGAAACGCTTTGAAACCTTGCGAAAGCAGATGAGGTAATGGCGGACATTTATGACGAGGAGTATGTCAACCGGAAGCTTGCAGAAGTAATTCACTGCAAGACTTGTGGACAGTTGATGACACCTGAACTTCAAAATTGGCGATGGTATCGCTTAAAAAATGGCGACAGGGTTTGGAGACAATATTCCTCACGTTGCAAAACCTGTTTAGCGAAGAAAAGTTCAGAACGGTATCATGGTGAAAAACAAAAACTAAAAAGAGAGCAAGCCGCAGCAAAGAGGAATGAGCAAAGACGAAAACAAGCAGAAGAGAGGATTGAAAGGCAAAAGAAAGAGTCATTCATCTGCAAGACTTGTGGAGAATTGACGCCACCAGAACTCCACCAATGGAGCAAAGTGAATTCTTGCAATGGAGAGAAGCGATGGAAGAGAAGAGCACACTGCAAGCCATGCCTGAGTCAAAAGTCTGCTGAGAAACAATTTAAAAAGCGCAATGCTTCACAAGAAGCCAGAGAGCAATTCAACGCTCGAAGCAGAGAATACAAGAAAAAATATTATGCAAGTCCAGCCAACAGATTAAAAAGAAACCTCAGAGAAAAAGACTCCGGTTATTTCAAAGCGTTTTGTTATTACGTTTATAAAACCTTTAAGCCGTTGGGATTATCTGACCCAAAAGAAGATTTAGTCTCAATGTTGAAGAAAGAAATCCAAAGAAGAATCAAAGATGAATCAACGCCAGAGATTGAGATTGCAGCATTCTATGCAGCTCAAGGAAAGCCTTGGGCAAATCCTAGAATATCTCCAGCAGAAGCCTTCAGGATTCGATACAAAATCGACAAAAGCTTTCGAGACAAAGAAAAAGTCAGAAGCAAAATCAGAAAAGAACTAGAAGGCAGAGGCGACAAAGCAAAGGTTGGTGTTCTTAGGCGAAATAAAAGACAAAAACTTCAAGCAGACAACACATTGACCGCATTCCGGTTAGGCAAACTTTTAAAAGCTAACAAGTCTTGTCTGTATTGCGGAAAACATTTGAAGGACACTCAAAAAGCTTTTGACCATATGGACCCAATAGCAAAAGGTGGCGAGCATTCAATCACTAACCTTGCTATCAGTTGCAAGCCTTGCAACAACAGAAAAGCAGCAAAAGATTTTTTCTATTGGCTTCAGGAGATAAAACCCGAACACGCAGAGAGAGCATTGAACTATTATGAAAGCCAGAAATCGCAAAGAGTTCAGGCTGTCCTTGCTTACAATATTTCATGAGTCTTATCAGCCAATTCTGAGGTGGG